TAGTGTTATGACCTTTGGCCTTTATGGTATTAAAGATGAAAGTATTTATTTGATTAAAGAATACTACTGGGATGCTAAAGAACAGCTTAAACAGAAGACAGACGTTGAATATGTAAAAGACTTAAAAGCCTTTATTGATGGGTGGAAAGTAAAACACATATACGTTGACCCAAGTGCTTCTAGTTTCCAAGCCACTTGTCGCTATGCCAATATGCACATTATTCGTAATGCAAAGAATGATGTTGTTAATGGTATTCGCACCGTAGCAAGTAAACTGCAACAAAATAAGTATTTCATTGATAAGTCGTGTACCTACACCCTAAAAGAGATTCAGTCTTATACATGGGACGTTAAAGCACAACAACTAGGTGAAGACCGGCCCGTTAAGAAGAATGACCATGCAATGGACAGGGACAGATACGCCATTCACACTTTCTTCTCCAAACCTAAGCAGACAGCTATGCAAAAACCGAGAGGCTTCTAACTGTCTTACTAATAAAGGAGTTTCCTATGCAAAAAAACCTAGATTTCATCAACACAGGTGCAATCTTCCCTCCGTTCGATGAGAGAACGCGCCTTAATAAATACAGGGACAGTAAACTGCTGTTTGAGGGTAAGCATGATTGGGTGTTTCACCGTTGGGCTAAAACCTCCGGTTATGAAGCACTAAATGTCATTGTTAACTGGCATCGTCGCCTTTCTGTACTATGGGCCGATATGTTGTTTGGCCAGCGCCCTGAAATCAAAGCTGAAAACCAAGAATTATTGGATGAAACTATTCAAAGCACCGATTTCATTAATCGTTTGTATGAGAGTGCTATTGATGTGTCTCGTTTTGGCACTGGTTTGTTTAAAGTGCGTTACGATGGTGGTGTAATCATTGACACTATCCCACCCGATATTTGGTTTCCGGTGGTTGACCCTCGCAATCTTAAAGATGTGAAACAGCATGTGCTGGCTTGGAAGTATTCTGATGCTGATAACTTCTTTCTTGCTGTTGAAATCCACACTAAAAATGATGTTTCTTACCGCACCTATAGCCTCACAAGGGACGATGGTGTTGGCACAATGCTTGAAGAAGAAGTAGAAACCCACAATCTGGGTAAGTTTCTTGTTGTGCCGGTAAACAATGTCACCACAAGTGATAGTTTGATGGGCGTTAATGACTACGATGACATTAATCCTATTCTTGAAGAAATTGAAATGCGTCTAACGCAGATTAGTCGTGTGCTGGATAAACACGCCGACCCTTCAATGTATGGTGATGAAACAGCACTTGAGTTTAATGAACGCACAGGTGAATACGTAGTGCGTGGTGGTGGTAGCTTCTACCCTGTCAGTGATGAAAACGTAAAGCCGGGTTATATCACTTGGGATGCCAACTTGCAAGATGCCCAAGCACAGATTAAAACCCTCATGCAACAGTTTTATGTAATCACTAACACTTCTAGTGCTGCATTTGGGCAGTTGGAACAGGGATTGGCTGAGTCTGGTAGTGCTATGAAGCGTCTTCTTATGGCTACGCTTATTAAAGCTAACCGTATGAAAACACAGTATACAACTGCTATTATTAATATCCTAACTATTGCCTCAGAACTGTCTAACAGAAATGGTGGTGGTAGTTTTGGTGCTATTACTGTTGAGTTTAGAGACAGTCTGCCAGAAGACACCACAGAAATGACGAATAATGAAGTAATGCGTTACTCAAATGGCCTCACCAGCCTTGAAAGTGCCCTTGGGCGACTTGATGGTGTTAGTGGTGATGCACTAGAAACAGAAATAAACCGTATAACAGTCCGGGAGACTAATAATGACGGAAGAAACGAAAACATTTGACGAAAACTACGTCAAAGACTTGAGAAATGAAGCGGCATCCTATCGAGTGAAGCTGAGGGACACGGAAGAAAGCCTCAACAAACTCAAGGAAGAATGGGAACAGGAACGGGCGCAAGCCACGGAAAAAGAAATCCTGTATGCCGCTAAAGCCGCTGGTGTGGTTGACCCACAAACAGTGATGAAGTTGGTGGATAAGGAAGCTATTGCCGAACACGGTGTAGATGGTGCCCTTTCCCAACTCTTGCAAGACAAACCATTCTTGAAGGGTGGTAGTGTTGGAAAGGCTTCTAATCCCGCTGACGGGAACGGACAGCCGCATATCTTTTCTCGTGATGAGGTTGATACTATGTCACAGGAAGATATTAAGAAGAATTGGGATGCAATTCAGGAACAAATGTCCAAAGGACTCATTAAATAAAGGAAATTAATTATGGCACTTACTAACTTTATCCCCACAGTGTGGGCTGCTGGTATTCAGCGTGAACTCGAACGTAAATATGTCTTTGGTAATCTCGTAAACCGTGATTATGAAGGTGACATTTCTGGTTTTGGTGACAAAGTAAACATCAACTCCGTCAGTGATATTACCATTGGTGACTACGTTGCCAACTCCACTGTTATTACACCGGAACAACTGGACTCAACTCAACAGCAACTGCTGATTGACCAGTCTAAGTATTTCGCATTCTATGTGGATGATGTGGACAACGCACAAACCAAACCGAAGGTAATGGCTGAAGCAATGCGTAAGTCTAGCCGTGGATTGGCCAATCAGGCTGACGTATTCCTCGGTGAAACTATGGTTGCTGGTGCTGGCCTCACTGGCTTTGCTGGTACTCTGGGTCTGAACGACATTCCCGACTACATGGGCACCATTAACCAACAGCTTGACGAAGCAGACAACGACCCTGATGAAGAACGCTTCATTGTGGTGCCTGCATGGCTGAAGAAGCTGATTGTTATTTCCTATCAGGGTAATACTCAGTCTGAAACAGTACAGGCTAATGGTCGCGTTGGCACTTACTACGGCCTCACCGTATATATGTCCAACAACCTGCCGCAAGAAACTGGTGGTGATGTTGTTATTGCCGGTACTCGCCGCGCTGTAACCATGGCTGAACAGATTGTTCAAACTGAAGCCTATCGCCCTGAATCCAGCTTCTCTGATGCTGTTAAAGGTCTGCATGTATATGGTGCTAAGGTTGTAGAACCTAACGCACTGCTGACCTCTATTGTTGGAGAAACTCCGTAATCTAACGGAACATGGGGGAGGGTAACTTCCCCCTCTATTCTTCAATAGGGAGGCTATATGGCAACTTATATTACAGAAGCACAAGCAGACTCTCGTTATTCTGCGCGTCTTCCTGTCACTTTGTTGGCATGGAATGACACAAATAACGACTATGAAGCCTATGATGTTTGGAGTGATTCTACAAGTACAGAAAAAACCCAAGCACTCACTATGGCCACCTCATTTATAAATGACTTGGATTATGACGGTGAAAAAGCCGATAGTAACCAAGACAATGCCTTCCCTCGTGCTGGTCAATCTGCCGTACCAGAAGATGTTAAACGTGCAACATTCCTCTTAGCACTCTTCTTTATTGAAGAAACAAAACGTAAAGAGTTTGCTGAATCAACTATTCGTAAAGCAATGGAAGCAGGACTAGAAAGCTACTCCACTGACATTCAAAGTGTGTCAGAGTCTTTCCGTTGGAACAAGGAAGTTGAAAAGACTGCATATGGTGTGGTAAGTCCATACTTGAAGAAGTGGATTAAAGGCAGGTACACAATCACCCGCTGGAGGTGCTGATATGCGTCAGTTATTTCCAGACGAGATGACTATTTGGTTTACCACAGCATTAGATAACTTCGGTAATCCAATATTCAGTGCCCCAGTGCATATAAAAGGTAGATATGAGAAGGTAAATGAGATTCAGTTTGGTCAAGGCCTTACTTTTGTTTCTGATAGCCGTTATATTTCAAATCAACCAATGACACATCCTGATTATGGTCAGGTTAGTGCTATAGCATTAGGTACTTGGAACAATGGACCAGACGAAGCAGGTGTTGAATCTGACACAATAAAAGGCTTCAACGAAGTAAGTAATGTTAGCGGGCGTTCAACTATTTGGGAGGTCATTAAATGACATGGGAAGTTGATAATTATAATGGCTATCCTAACATCAAACAACTTAATCAGTTCTTTGAAGAAATCCAAGCTATTGTTGATATGGGTATTCAAGGCCCTC